AAACAAAATAAAACAAAATAAAATATAACAAATTTAAATGTTATTTTTTATTATTTCGCAACATATTTGTATGTATTCATGTATCAACAAATATGAATTGTTCTTGTTCCATAATGTTAATTAGATTACTTAAATTAACCGGTCCGTTTATAATTTTCATATTTTCATATTTTTTATAATCATCCATCATTTTTAAATCAAATAGCATAATAATGTTATATAAATCACATATATTTGTAATACAATCGGTATTATGTTCTAACCACCCAAAGAAATTAATATCAGTAGCATCTATATTTTTAGCATTCGTGTATTTTTTATATTTCTTGAAATACTTTAAAGACTGATATAGATTTATTTTGTCATTATCTATATTATAATCTGTACCAGAAACAATACATATTTGTTTAAATTCATCTAGTGTTAATTGTAAGTCGTTTAGAATACCTTTCATATCGTACATAACTACTTGTGTTTTAAATAAACTTAAATACCTCAAAACTCTCGTGCAACCATATACAAATAAATCCATATCTTCACTTAAACAAGCATACGCCTTATTTTTACATACCATTTTGGCGCATAATTTATCGGCTTCTCCTGGTGCGTCAACATATGAAACCCCGTATGCTTGCAATAATAACTTTACATTTGAAATATCAGTATGGTGAATTTTTACAAATTCTTTTTTTAAACAATCCATTTTCATTATTATATCCGTTTTATCAGTGTCATCCATTACACCGTCTAATGAGTCCTTTAAATTATTGTACGATGCCTCTGCTAATTGTTTATTTTGTTTTCTTTTTTTAAGGAGATCCAGTTTTTCTTGCGGTGGTTTACCATCAAATACAAATAATGGTATTATATTATACTTACGAAATACTGAAATCATCAAATAAAAGTTTTCTAGTAATGTATTATCTGCAGCATATCGGTATAAATAAATGCTAGTATCTATTACAATTTTCTTATTACTTAAATCAGATAAATGAATTTGCTTAACTGAATCACTACAATGTGTTTGAATAAACTTGTTTAGATATTTAATTCCCATTATTAGAATTTATTATTATTGCTGATTTAATAATTTATATATTCTAATATCAATTTTAAATGTAATAGAAAAAATTGATATTATATTACTTAGTATTATACATGGTACTAAGTAATAATTGTAAACATTGAATTCAATACATCTAGAATGAATAGTGATAATACAAATAAATCCAATCTAGATCTAGTAAAGGATTTATATGAAGTTGATATTGATTTTGATGAAGCTTCTAGAGCATGGAGAGAAAATAAGAAAATAATAAAAAATGGTATGTTTTCATATATGAAAACAAAAAAGAATTGTTGTCATATACAAGATAATGGTAAAAAATGTAAAAAAAAAAGAATTATAGACTCAGAATATTGTGAACTACATTACGAGTAAATTATTGAAGATTCAAAACCGAATACGCGATGTATCTAATATACTCATTCTCATGGAAGGTGTAATATCAATAATTCCTGTTAAAAATAACCGTTCGATGCTACTAATATTGCGAATAATATGTTTGTTATTAGATGATTTTTTTATTAATTCAAGATATTTATCTAGGTTGGATGGTGTTTTTTTAAATTGTACTAAAATATTATTATTATTATAACACCAAGACATAAATTCTTTATAATTATTAATTAATAATCCAGTTATAACATAATAACTAAATACGGATGTGTTTTCCTTATACAAATGATTACAAATATTAATGTTAACTGCGTTTTTATTGGTTATATTATCATATTTTAAATCTAGAAAGTTGAGTATTTTTGAGAACTGATATAGTGAATGTTTTGATTCTATTTCCATATTTGAATTGAACTTATTAATAAATAATGATTGTTTTTCTTTATCTTTAATTGGTATGGATAAATAAGTATAAAACATTGTATTTATGATTCGCGCCCACGTTTCACAATAACTTTCATATAAATTATATTCAATATTCGTATTGAATATTTCAGATATATTTTTATTTACTGTATATAAATTCATATCGGAAAAATCTAATCCAAAATTATGATACGTTTCGTGTATAAATACCTTGAACCATTCTTCACTCCTAAATAGGACTATTTCAGTAGATGACCTACACCCTGTAGTAAATGCCGAATTAACATGTTGTGAGTCTAATATTTCTAATTGATTATTGGGTAAAAATTTTTCAAAGGGGGTTAGATATAAATATATAGTGAGTTGTTTGGAACATTTTGCATTAGACATTGAACTAATTACATAAATCCACATGTATATTTTATAAATGTAATTACTCAATGTCATAATCATTTCATTATCTAGTTTTTCAGTTATAATAAAATGGACGGTTATATCTCTATCTTTAATCATACAATTAAATTTCAACGCATATTCAGATGTATCGTCAATATATTTTTGTATATTTTTTGGAAAAAAGGTAATATCATACATATCCGGTTTAGGAATTTTAGATACTGTATCTATTTGTGTTAAAGTATAATTAAAACATAATCCTTTTTTCTTTTTTTTAACATATTTATCTGCTTTTACCAATAAATCATGTAACATATAGGTTGTTTTGTCAATCTTTTTATGTTTATGGTATTTGTAATTTAAAATGTCATCTAAATTCGGATAACTATCAAACATGTCCGACATCGTTTTATTATATATCTATAATAATATTTATATTACTTTAGATTCTATTACATTTTATGGGATTTTCTCTCTATCATATACATCTTAGAACATTGAGATAGCATGCAAAATATATTATCAACCATACTACTTGATTCTATTTCTAACAATCATTAACGAATTGTTTAATTCTGGTTCATCTCCGCGCTTATAATGTAACAATTTAGCATTTAATGTTTTTAATAACATGTCCTTTAAATCGTCATTTTGAGAGAATTTAGCATATAATCCATTCTCCAAGACGATTTCATCAATACCTCCATAGAATTCCGGGTCTATTTTAATATCCTTAGACCTCAACAATTCACTCTTTAACTTTCCAGTTTTTGAACCTGCAGCCTTTGCTAATTCAACATCCTTGGATATTTTAGAATCACTGTCTAGAGAGAAAAGAAGATAAAATTCTTTATTTGTATTTTTGAACTTGTTTGCTTGATAATAATGTTCTACAGTCTTCCATTTATGACCGTCTAATTCAAACGTACTATCATATGTATTATCTAATTTTCTTCTCCAATCTGGTATTTCGGCAAGAGCCGAGAATTTTTTTATATTTAATATATCTATTTTCTCTCCATTACCTTTTCCAGGTAATGGTTTATTATTAGATTTAATATAATATTGTAGTATGATATCATTATCATATAATTTGTTTGCCGATTCCTCTAATACTTCAACATCTAATACAACTGGTTCATCTACACCAAGTTCTTTATGGAACATTTTAAACTGAGGAATTATATTATATGGACCACTATTACCTTCTAAACATTTGCTAGTGACTTTTAATTTAATACTATATGGTATCTCACTGAAATTGAAAATAGAATGATGTTTATAAGTAACTAATTTATAATGATTCCCTGTATAATCAATAATAATATAATAATCTGGTTCGAATATACCTTCTTCCTCTAATATAGAGTCATTTAATTGACCACATTGTAGTACATTTTCTTTATCTCCTTGGGTCCAATATTCACTGGATAATATCACTAATTTGATTTTTAATACGCGTTCTAATGTAGAAATGGCCCATGTATCGGCCCAGAAATCGCAAGTCTTAATTACCTTTTTAAAATCTTCTAATGAATGAACTTTTTTCATTATTCTGAAATCATGTAATAATTCTTTTTGAATCTTAATTTCTCTCTTCAGTTCTTTAAACTCAGTAGCTACTTGTTTTGCTTCAGATACTATTGTTTGCTGTTCGGTTCTATCTTTTGACTGCTTTAATCTATCTCGGAGTTCATTATTTAATTTACCAAGTTGTTTCATCTTAATATCATTTTCTTGTATAGAAGAGAAAATTTCTATATATTGTTGCTTATAATTATTATACATCTCTTCTGTGACTTCCGATGATAGTGTTCGTCTCATTTCCGCAACACTTATATCCTTATCTATTGAATTAAATGCGTCTCTAATGACGGCGAATAAACAGTCTCCCCCACCTTCATTATCTACCAAATTATATTCATTGCTTTTTAAATATTTCTGAATCCATGGATTTGATTTATCATCTACATATTCATCTAATTCTTTTTCTGATTGTTCTTCCGTCTGGATAGGTAATGGTCCATCTGAGATAATAACCTCACCTTCGTCCTCACCTTCGTCCTCACCTTCGTCCTCGCCTTCGTCCTCACCTTCGTCCTC